CCACTAAGATGTCTTACCGGTTTAAAACCGAAAGCTGCGTCTTTATTTGCCATCTTGTTATGTCTCCATTTATATAGTTAGTCCGATGGCAGAAAAAATTTAATCGTCTTTTCTGTTACCACCGAAGGTTACACGACTTTGCCTTTCAGGTTTACTGATTGGCATACTAGGGTGTTGTTCTCTTAAGAGATCGTTTTCTAAAGCTGTTTCCTTATCTCGTGTTTGTTGTTCGAAATAAGCTTTACGCTCTGCTACGATTTCTTCTGGAATCTTAGCTAGTATTAAACCACCAACTCCTATTACACCTTTATATTTGCCTTCCTGTATAGTTGGATATGAAGCTGAATGAGCATCTGCTCTTACAAGTTCAAAGCCTTCTCTTAATCGAGCAGAAAGATTTTTGTTATCTTCTTGCCCTAAAGTTTCGGCTCTTATCCATCTGTGTTTATACCCATCTGGTGCAGGCGGTGCATCAAGTGATGACGGGGGTGCCCAAGGTTTCCTTCGAGTCGTTTGTTCTCTGGATTGAGCAGCGCGTGGAGTCTTATTGTTTGTTTCTTTTGTTATATCATTCATATGCATTACTCCTTCACGTATTTCGCATATTCTTCTAGTGGCACACCTAATTTTTTAGCTATTGCTACCTGAGAGGGTGTGAGTCTAACAGTTTTGCGTCCAGTTCTTGAGGTCCTAGTAGCGGATGCAACAGTCTGAACGGGTTTGTTGCTTCCCTGGACTTCCCCACCATCATTAAATTTGTGAGGGAATTCTGTTCTGATGCGTTTATCAACTTCATCATAATACTCATCTGAAGTAGGATCATATCCTTCTTGTTCGACAAGTTTTTTGTGGATACCGAATGAAGCATAAGTCATTGTTTCATCTTTACCAAACCATTCGTTCTTTTCAGCCCAAGCTTCAGCACGAGGGTCTGGTTTCGGTGTCGCTACATTATTTTGTACAGGTTGTTGCACTACTTGTCCAGCGTTATCTGCTTGATCAGCGGTGGTTTTTCTTTGTACTTCAGTAGCTTTAATACGTTCTTCTTCAATTGCTAACTTAGCAAGAAGCTGATTAGCACTTACTTGAGCATCAATATCTCCTTTAGCTACAGCATTTTTTAAATTGTTTTTTGCTGATTCTAATTGAGATTGTACTCTTCCTGTAAACTCATTAACGTATCCGTCATCTAATTCTTTAAATTTACCTTCAAGAGAATCTTTTTCTTCTTTAATCTTTTGAGCAAACTGAACTGCCGCTTGTTCTCTTCGTTCTGCTTCACGAATTTTATAAGTTAAACGATCAATTCTTTTTTTAACTCCATCGCTATATTCTTCTCTTTCGTCTTTTACTTCTTCTTTAGCTTCAGTGTTTTCTTTTACTTCAATTGCTTCTGATTTTGTTTCTTCAACTTTAGAAACATTTTCTTTATCTTTTAACTCAATATCAACAGAGTCTCCTCCGGTATCTAATTCTACCATAGGGTCTGCCTTATTGGTTTCTATTTGTGTTTGTGGTTGTTGCATGGTAATCCTTCCATGTTAGTGAGTTACTGCTGATAAAATATCTTCCGGACTATTTACTGTCCCTAGTATTTCATCATCATTAAGTATGCGCAATTCTCCTCCATCTATATTAAGACGAGAACCAGCGTATCGGGCAAAAATCACCCAATCTTTTTCTTTGCACCAAGGTCCGTTTGGATATTTAATTTTATCATCATAAGCATCTGGTCCAACAGCCATAACTAAACCTACGTTAGTTGCAATCTGACTATCTTCTACAGTTTTATCTGATAATAAAATACCGCCTTTAGTTTTACTTTTAACTTTGTAAGGTAATACTAAAATACGCCATCCTGTTGGTACGGGTAATTTTGATTTTTCTAAGACTTCTTCTTGTTCGGCTTTTTCTTTCGCACGTCTTTTAGCAACGTGCTCTGGTAGTATTAAGTTAGTCATTTTGCTCCTGTTTCTTTTTTAGCAGGTCCGAGAGTTCCTGTTCTAAGTAGTTTAATGTATCAAGTTGACCTAAATGATTTTGATAATCATTCCAGTCCTTGACTTGATTACTAATTATTATATCAGTAATTTGTTTTTGTCTAGTTCTAATTAAACGAAACATTTTGTCCGCTAAATAAATACTATCCATTATTTTTTAAACAGCTTTGCAGCTCCTTGTGCTCCCTTAATACCAAAACTGGCAGAAATCGCAATATATAATAAATTGTGATAATACGATGGTAAATCTTGTAAGGCGAGAAAGCCTTTATGAATATGTTCTTGCCAAGGCGTGAATACTAATACGGCAGGTAAAAGTAAAACTATTAAACTTACCTCGTCTTTCCACGATCCTTTCATTTGGTCTACTGCAGATGCTTCCCAAGCAACTTTACCTGCGATTTGATCTTCTTTTAATTTCTGAGTTGCTTTTATAGTTGTAAGTTTTAATTCTGTCTTAGCTTTTTTAGTTTCTATGTATCCACTGACGGCGTTGCTAGCAACGCCCATCAATGGTTTTAATAAAAGAGATAACATTAACTAAGTATCTTTGATAAGATTACTACAACGACTACAGCAACAACACCGGCTTTAATCCAGTCTGACATACCCCAGTCATTCCATTCTTTAATCCATCCCCAAATATCTTTTAATAGTTTCATTTTACTTACCTTCCTAAACACTGACCATCACAACATTCACACATATCAGTTCCTCCTCTAATGAACAGTTACTCTTGCATATGACACTTCTGCATCATTTGCAAATAATTCTAACATTGTTTTTGTTTCTTTCACACCTAAATTATCCTGATAAATTTTCTTAGCAGCTACAATTAGAGCAGCGCTAAGTAATAAAGGATCTCCTACGTATTGTTCAATAAACTCATCTACTTCATCTAATGCCGATTGTTGTTCAATCATAGTTTTCTTTATCATTTATTTACCTTTTGATTTTTTACCTGCTTTTTTCTTATTTATCATACCGCCATCTTTAGCATAAGTAGGTACGGAGGTTGCTTGTAGCTTTTTCTTTACATTTTTAACATTATCTACTTTAAATCCCATTTTTTTTCCATATTTTTTCTTTAGTGCTTTTCTTAAGCTTGCGGACATTCCATTTGACATATTTTAACCTCTTTTCCCTGCTAAAGCAGTTTCAGAACGCAACATTGCTATATCTTCTTCACTTTTTAGCTTCTCTTGTTCTGCTTGATCCTTTTGTTCTAGTTTTTCTCCCTCAAAACCTAGCTTTGCAACGTCTAATTGTATTTTTTGCTCTGCTAATTGTCTATTTTGGTCAATTTCTTGTGCTCTTAAGTTAATTTCTTGTTGTTTTAGGTCAATAAGAGGGTCTTCGTCTTTTCTATTCATAAAGTCTTGCTCTTCAGCAACCATATCGTTAGTCATTTCAGTAATTTTATCTGCAATTTCCTTCTCATTCTGCATTTGGAACTGCTGCATTAACTCTGGAGGTAGTTGACCACCGAATTGCGCTGCTTGTTCTTCCATAAGTGGAGCATTCTTTGCTTCAATCTCTTCTCTTGCCATTAATGATATATGTTCTGATATATGAGATTGCAAGACACCCATTGTAGGAGGGTTGTTAGCAACTAAAAAGGAACTCATAAACGCTCTGTGAGCATTAATGTGTGCTTCGTGTGCCTGACCAGGAAAGGCTTGAAGTTTCATCATCTGTAAAGCCTTAGAATTCTCCATACCGGGATCTTCAGGTTGCGGTTGAGCAGGTTTTTGTAATAATTTGTCTACATCTCTTACTCCTAGTGCATCATACATACGTCTGTAAGCTTCATACATGTTGTGCATTTCAGGATTAGAAGTTGCCATTTGTAATTGCGTTTGAGCAAGGGTAACTCTTTGAGACATAGAGAATATATTTGGATCTGATACAGGTAAGATATCTACTCTCTCATCAAAGTCTGCTTGTTTAATTGTTCTGTTACCACCTAAAACTGCATAAGGATATTCCTGTGGAAGACTCTCAGCAAAAACTTTTGCTAGTAATTTAAACTCTAACTTTTGTCCGTGGTGTAATCTTTTATGAATAGCATTCATAACTTTTGTACCACGTTCCATGATAGCCATGGTAGTACCAACAGGATTAGCTTGTGAACCTTCGCCCATCTTGTTATCTGCAATCGAAGCAAATCTTCTACCTGCATCTACAACAAATCCTAGTAGTGCAAATAAAGTTTGACTTGGCTCTTTATAAGGAATCAACATTAAGGATTCACGAATAGCACCACCCGGTGCATCTACATCTCTAAACTCACCAGGCTGTAAAGGTTGATCGTCATCTCTAACTCTAAGTCCTCTCGCTTTAAAACCTGCAGGTAAGTTTGATAAGGTACCAGCATCAATAAGTTGTCTAAGCGCAGACGTTGCTGTTCTTGATAGACCACCCAACATATGAATAAGACCAAAGCCATAAAATCCAAGACCCGGTAAAAATTTATAATGAACAAAGTATTGTATTTTTTTACGAAGAGGATCACCTTCTTTGTAGTTTCTATATATAGCTAAAACTTTGCCAGACCCTTCATCAATAGTTACAACATAAGGAAGTCTAATACCTGTAGGCTCTCCTGTTTTTTGATCTTTATCTTCAAAGCCAATTATGTCTAAGTCACAGTGAAATTCTAAAATAGAAATCTCTTCTGCATTGAGAGGCTTATCGACTCCATCTAACTCGTTGTATTTATCTTGAGCATCGGATACAGAATCATCATAAGATGTTTGAATATCTATATCTCTATATAGTCCACTGAACTGTTTCTTACGTAACTCATTGCTCATCATCTTCACAACGTGCACAAGTCTTTCACAAGAATTTAAATCTGTAGTTCCGTAAGGTACAACAACTTCTTCTGCAGGTACAAATTTAGAAACTGCTCTTCCTTTAACTTCATCGTAATAAACTTTTTTGAAGGCACTTCCGGCTAACGGTAAATGAAATAACATTTGATCTAAATCTTGATCGTACTCTTCCATCTCATAAGAGATTTGATAGTTCATAAATTCTTTAACACGTTGCGATTGTGCTTCTGACTCAGGAGTTATCTCTCCTACAATTTGTGTACGAACAGGTCCTTCTGGTGGTAGTAGTTCTTTGTAAGCTTGCGCTTGAAATTGTGTTACTGTTTCTGCAAGGAGAGGATGAGTAACACCTGATGCGTTAGCAAAAGGTTTTGTTCTATCTTCATATTTAAATCCTAATAAGTCTAATCCATCTGTATAAGTTTTTAACCAATCACTACGAGCATCTTTATCGTGGTCATAGTCACTTGTAAGACTTGATGAGATTTGACTTAGTTCACCGTCTTCTAAAAGTTCTGCAAGGTTAGCGTAGAATGTTTCTTGGTCCGCGGCCTCTGGAGCAGGGTTCACGATCGCCGAACCATCGTCCAGCATCATCGCACCAGCTTCCATCTCAACCCCAGGAAGTTCTATTTGAGATTCGTTACCTGCCTCTATTTCTAATTCTATATCTTCGGTAGGGTTGTTTTTTTCTATAGCCATTATCTAATCTTTCTTGTCAATTGATTGATGTCCATAATACCGCCTTGATTCATTTCTGTAAAGGTTCCGTTTTTTCTTGGAATCATAGTAGGGGTATATGTTTCATCAATATATCTTTGTTCTCCAGGTGAAATGTATTTAGGTATGAACTCTACTTCTACATCATCTCTACTGCCAAAAGTATTGTTTTCTACATATTTTGTTCCTAGATATTTATCGAACATAAAAGGTGTAGCTTTAAATGTAATACCATCAGGTGTTGTTATATAAGCTCCTGATTCAATTAATTCTTCTTTTCTGACTCCAGATGCATTAAGCCTATCCAAAGGTAAAGGATTTTCTATTGTTCCTAAATTTCTATCTTTAGTTAAAAAAGATGTTACTTTTTCCATAATACCTTCAGGGTCAGCTTTTCTTATTATCTCTCTTACTTCTAACTTTTCTTTATCTCCTACTAAAGTTCCATTACGCGTTCCTTCTTGATAACCCATAATAGGTCTTGTCATTTTGTTAATGTCCATCATTCCTCCTTGGTTCATTTTATTTTTCATCATTGCAATTTCATTAATTGCTTCTGTGTCTCCTTCAGCTAATTTTTCACCAGCCTCTTCAAAAGCTTTCTTGTTTGATTTAGTTCCTTTATACATGTCGAATCCTGTACTAACAACCCCAAGAGGCCCCGCAGCTTTTGCTATCACAGGCAGACTACTTACTAATGCAGCTAATATAAGTCTTGCTCCTACTTTATCACCTATTCTAGCAAGCCTTTGTGCTTCATTCAGCATTATATTTTTTACAAACCCTGCTTTACCTGTTAACTTGCCACCTGCTTCTTTTAATTCTCTATCAACAGCTTTAACAAAATTTTTGGTATCTCCTTTAACAACATATCCTGAAACTTTTTCAAAAATAGGATCAAAGACTTTTGTGTTTAATTTATACTTTTTGCCATCAATAACTAATTTGGATTTATCTTTTTCTCCGGCTTCAGTAAACATAGTTTTTAATACATTTTGATTACCTGCCATAGCTTCAGAAACATATTTACTTCTTAGTTTTTGATAATCGGGATTAGCTCCTAAAAAAGAAGCACTTTGAGTAGCTGATGAAGCGGCATCATCACCTAATGATCTAGCATAATTGATGACATTATCTAAGTAGTTCTTTGCTCCTTTAGCACCAGAGCCTTCTTTTAACTCAGGCATTCCTGAACCTACATTAACTGTTTTTACTCTTCCTTTGTTTTTAATCTCTATCTCATCGTCTGCAACATATTTTCTATTTACATCTCTATCTACATTATCATAAGCAGCTGATCTTCTTGAACCAGGTTGTTCAGACTGAGCATCTTCAAGTCCAGGGCCTACCTGATCTGGTCCCATACCAACAGAAGAGGTGCCTCCTCCTAATTCATTAATTAATGATCCAAGATATTTATTATCTTTAAACATATCGAGAGCTGACTTAACTTCACCACCAGGTGCCATTTTGATAGGCGACGTCATTTCGAAAATACTTTTCATAATTATTTTCTAGCTTTGCCGTATCCTCTTTGTGCTAGTCTACCAGCTACTTTAGATTTTTTCTTTTTAACTTCTCCACCGTGCTTGTACTTTTGTACAGCTTCAGAGTCACCTTTACGTACTGCTCCACCTTTATTTAGAAGTTTTGGTTTTACTCCACCAGTTATTGGTTTTCCGTTTTCATCAAATCTTAAAACAGGAAATCCTACACCAGGTTTTTTTTCCTTTAGTTCTTGAAATTTTTTTTGTTTTTCCATCTTCTTTTCTTCTGCAGGTACTAAACTTTTTAGTTTTTCCAGAGTTTCCTTAGAAGGTGCTTTTCTCCTTGGATCCCCTGTAGCAGGATTTGATTCAAATTCTTTTATCTTTTCCATAGACTCCTTTATAGACTCTTTAAGTGCTTTTATATCAAAGGCACTGGCTTGACCTCCTACTTCCTTAAGTCTTTCTCTAAGGTTTCCTAATTTTTTTTCTTCTTTTAATTTTTTTGCGTTTTCACTCATTAGTAATACTCCATTGGTTCCTTGATCCGTGGTTCATCGTGATAGTCATCTGGGAGTTGTACAAAGTTTCCTTGTCGGTATCGCATAAGAGCTTGAGTTGTTGAATCAACGTAGTCATCATGATCTCCAAAAGGGAATGCCGCACATTCCTCTATTACTTCTTCAGCCCACCTTTCATCAGGATACCACACTTGTCCTGACTCAAACATAGGCGCAACTGAGTTAACTCGTACGTGTTTATCTTGTCCTCTACTAGGAGTATAATTCACGACGGGTATTCCGATGGATCTTAACTCATCTGTAAGAGGAAGTCCAGAGGCTTTTGCTTCAATAATCACGGTCTCCGGTTCCCAGTATTTGTACTTTTCTAAAGCTCTTTGTTTTAATTCTATAAAGTCCCAACGACTTTTTTCTGCATCTAGTAATATTATTTGCGGGGTTCCTTTTTTTGGATGACTGAACACGCCCCATGTTGTGATCGCTGAGTAGTCCGCGCTTTCTTTTTTACTGAACGCGGTATCATAAGATTGGATCACGTGCATAAGATCAGGGATGTCGTCTTCTTCCCACATCTGCCACCATTCTCTTTTGATAATAGATCCTTCTTCAGATGTGGGATTTTGTTGCCACTGTGCTTGCCATTTTTGCTCGGTTAACGAAGCACGGGTAGCTTCCAAAGATTCAATATCCCAATATTCTGGCCAAATAGGTTTGTTACTAGGTAGGATTGCAGGAAATTCTACAACCTCCCATTGGTCTGCCTTGGGATCTTTTGATTGTGCATCAATCAATTTACCTGTTAGATCTTTCGTGGACCACCGTGTCATTACAATAACGATTGCTCCACCTGGCTGTAAACGTTGACGAGGACCAGAAGTGTACCACTCATAAGCATTGTCCAGAGCAGTGGCAGAAAGGGCGTCTTGCTCACTGTGCGGATCATCAATGATAAGTAAATCTGCACCACGACCAGTAATAGCACTGCCAACACCAGCAGCGAAATATTCTCCACCATGATTTGTTTCCCATCTTCCAGCAGCTTTACTGTCTGCGGATATTTGAACTTTGTCAAAGAGTTGTTGAAAGAGTACGCTGTCAATTAGATGTTTCATCTTTCTACCGAATCGAACAGCTAGTTCAGTTGTGTGTGTAGTCTGAATAATCTTGAGCTTTGGATTATTTCCAACTAGCCACGCCGGTAGGAGGTAAGATGCAAACTCTGACTTAGTATGCCGGGGAGGCATGTTGACAATAAGTCGGTTTGTTTTTTTATTCTTGATTGCTTCAAAATGTTTGGCAATACTTTTGTGATGGTACCCGGAAATAAATTCTGGCCACACGTGTCTGACAAAAGGGATAAAGTTCTTCTCGGCAGCTTCTAGTTTTTTAAGATGCTCAACAATTAGCTGTTCATGTAATTCGGCTTCACTTTGACTAGTCATTGTATCTTTTTTATATATTATTAATTGGGAGAGTCAACGTTTGAAATTTTTATAATTTTTTTTAAGAAATCAATAGGGGGCCTATTTCCTGTATTTAGGGTCCGTATGATTTTGGACGGTAGTGTTTGTCTGGAACAGGGGGTATAGTAAAAAAAATTAAGAACCTATTATTCTATTTAGGGGGCGCGGGGGGCGTGTACGGGGGTCATTCATATATGAGTACCTGGAATTCATATATGAAAGTTGCCTGGACGAACCTGGGGGACAAACAACCAGGAATAAAAAACCCCACAGCTCCGACCACGCATAAAAAAACCCCGCATGAAATTAATCAAGCGGGGTTCATGTTCCTTAATTAAAGGTTATTGATACTACCAGTTGCGACCGCAACCTGATGCAAAGTAAATAGCATTACCCATTATTGTTTGACCCGCAATAAGGGACGCGCCAATATTAAGAGGCAGACCTTTAAGTAATCCCTCTTCGTCTACCAGTAACTTACCTAGACCTTTAGGTAATCTTACTACTTCAACATAACCGCCAATTATTTCTTGGGCTTCGCGTAGATCGATCTTTTCCTTTTTATCTTCTACTACTTTTAAGATAGCTTCTTGCATAGTTATATTCTCCATTTCTATAATAATTATATATTAATGAGATAGTGGAACAAGGATAATATAACGGTGGTGCCTCTCCACCGAACAAGGCTAATATTACGACGAGCTCCGCGATATGCTTTTTGTAAATTTTGAATAAGGTTAGAGCTGGGGGTAGAGCGAGGCTTAGAGCTGGGTCTAGACCCAGCTCTATGATTATTAGTTAATTAAGCAACAAGAGATAAGGCAGTATTCATAGCCTTAGTTTTTACATTGTCGATACCATTGCTAGTAAAAGTATTTTTTAATCTAGCGCTAGTGTTATCGATACCGCCTCTTAAATGATCTTCATTATAAGTAACACAATTAAATGCTTTCCATAATGTATCATTACGAACCGCGTTCCCTGTATTTTGAAGTTTGAGAGTTTTACCGTTGCTCTCAATGCAATCATTCCAAATACCGTAACATCTTTTTATTTGTTGATTACCTGATAAACCATTAAAAAAAGAATAATCTTTTTTACCGTGTTTATCGAACTCAGATACTAGCTCTTTGTTCCCGTAAACCAAAATAAAATACTTTAATAGATCTTGCTCTTTAAGTTGAACTCCATCAAGAGCTAGAGCTTGGTCTTTGTATTCTTCATTTGATTTAAGCGCCATATCAATTCTATTTTTAATCAAGTTTTCAAGATTAGAATTAAATTCTATTCTATGAGTAATTGAAACCATGAATTGATCATTATCTTTAAGCGCCTGCATATAAGTATTGGAACACCAAATAGAGATATTAGTGGTATTAATTTTGGTTTTATCTCTACCAGTGTGAAAGTTGCTAAACATTAAATAGTTTTTAACAACATCATCACCAATATTAAATGAACCGTTTGTATTAGCTAAAAAAGTAATAGCTTTGTCATTGTCATAACTAAAACAATGTTCAAAATGAATACCAGCTTTTTTAGAAAAATGATCTCCCATTTCTGCAAGTTTGTTATTTTGCATTGGGTGATACTGATTAGTTAAACCGCCAACTAAAATTTCTTTTTTATCTTTTACAAGATTAAAGAATTTGTCAGATGTGATTGTTTCACCATCGTGAGTAGATTGAGCTGGGGTCATTTGAACATTCCAATCCAATCCCGCATTATTCATAAGTTGTGAACAATCCATTTTTTCACCGACGGCGCTAAATTGAGACAATCCCTTTTTAGTTAAATCTAAAAGAGATGTCCATTTGTAGTTTTCGATTTTTTGGTTCATAGGCATAGTTATATTCTCCATTTCTAATAAGATAATATATAATTGGGATACTATTGCAAGTATTATTTAACGGTCGTAGAATAATGATTATAGTTAGAATGATCGTGATGATACGCGCTACATATCTTCTACTACCCTCGCAAACCAAGATCTCTCTATTTTTAGCAAACTTATAAACTCTATAGCGTTTACAAATCGTTTTCTGAGTATATATCATTTCAACTCAACCACTGGCTTCATGATTTCGGGCTCACCGTTCACGATCATTCTAATTATAATATCGAAACATTTTCTATTTTTTCAAGTTTTTATTCAACGGTCGTAGAATAATGATTTATTTTAAAACGGGATTGAATTTCTTAATATTAAAACTATCTATCAAAGATTGCATTTCTTTTTTTTTTTTTTTT